TTTTATTATGTTAGCATTGGATTTGAATGATAAGGCATTGGGCGTAGTGCTTCTGTCTTATGATATAAGTTGATCCATATCTTGTCTTCTTGCTCTTCAATAGATAGGCTATCGTCATGAAGTGCAAATATTCTTGATGATGGATTACATTCTATAAATGACTGATTTAATACTGGGGTGTTTGTGAATCTTCTTGAAAGTTCCCAATATGCTAATGAGTCGTAGAAGTCTCCAGCCATTGTGTCGAATGAGTATTTATATTCTGCGTATCGTTGTTGATAACCAAATACTGCATTTGGGTAAGAATCTGCATTGTCCATAGCTTGTGTTCCTGTTACATATAATTCTGAATTGCTAACTGGTTGTTCTCCTAAGTTTGCGAATTGTGGAAAGTAATGTTGGAATTTATCGAATTTTTGCCAGAATTTTGAAAGTCCTTGTACATATGATGCTTTTGGTATTATACGGCATAATCCTAGTATAACTCCGTGTTCGTCGAATGATTGTTTGAAACCTAGTCCTGAACCTACTCCGATTCCGTGTCCGTGCATGTCTCCAACTGGTCTGTCGTTTGCGTTTGAAGTGTTTTCGTAAGTATTTAATATTTCGTTTACTTGAATTGGGGTTTTTCCACCTCCTAAATATTGTGGTACTTGTACGGTATAGTCCTGAATACGTTCTCCAAAGATTGCGTATATCTGCTCTCTATATCTTGATCCAGCTCTTGCCATAAGTTCTAACCATTGTTGTAGTGCAGATGCTTTTCTTAATGCGTTTATTGTTGCTCCTGTTGCTTGTGTTAAGTCTACTACGTGATTTTCTGATACATCGAAATTGAAACCTCCTTGATAGTTGTATATTGATACATTAGTTTCTCCTGAATTATAGTCTGTATATAGGTCGCCTTGTGGTGCTTGTAAGTGACTGCCCTGATATTTTACTTTTGTTTTATCTGCAGTTGTTCCAGCTACATATTCTAATGGTGCTATATTTCCTAATGGGAGTGTTACTTCTTCACCTCTTTGTAAGAATGGTAATGCTGATGTGAAATAATCTTTCTGCCAGTTTGATTTTCTTAAATTTAATTGATCGTTTCTTGAGGAAGTTGGGTCGTTGCTTAATAAGATGCCTGATCCTGTATATTGATTGAATTCTGTTCCTACATTTTGATCTCTAAAGTATTCGTGGTATATTAATTGATATGCTCGAAAGGGTAGGAGTGATAGTTGATGTTGTTCTACGTCTCCTATAATTTGTGAGTCTTCTAATATGTATTCCCAAGCGTTGCCAGAGTTTTCTATGTATGGAGGTATTCCCATATAATCTGCTAGTGATCCTTTGAATAAGTAGTTTTCTGCTACGTCTGTGTTTACTTCGAATCGTGGATAACTTGGATATTCTTCTCCGTCTTCTCCTCCTGTAATAAAGTCTTTCCATTCGTCCCATACTAATCTGTAAGGTACAAAGAAGTAATCTATTTTAAAGTCGATTTGGTGCATTGCTGGTGATAGCATTGGACTGAATCTAACTAATTGTGATGTGTTTACTTTGAATGAGTCTCCTGGTACTACGTCCTGTATGAAGCATGGATATAAATAACCCATGTTTCCAGTTAATTTAGCTTCTCTTGATAAGTCGAATTTGTTTTTTTTTGGTTTGCGTGTTTGTACTGATGTTAACATAATTATTGATTTTTAGATTGTTGTTTCGTTTATTATTTTTGTTTTTTTGCGTTTAATGTCGTTTTCTTTTGATTTTGCATATTCTATTGGTGATTTATAAAATTGTAATTGTCGTTTATATTCTTTGATCTTTTTTTGTTCGTGTTCTATGAATGATTTGTCTGATATTCTTCTTCTTTCTTCTTTATCAGGGAATATTCGTTGTAAGAATGCTTTTGGTAATCTTGCTATGTTTCCCTCTAAGTTTCTAACTGTTAAGTCTTCTGATATTATATGATGTTTACTGAATTTATTTAAATAATTATAACCTATTATTCCATATGGTGTTTTTTGTCTTCCTTTACTCATTATAGAGAAAGGGGCTTGTCTTTTGTCGTTTTTTCTGTCGAATGTTTTATTTATATATTTTGTACAATAGTTAATTGATGATGTTGTAACTGTTCCTATATCTACTTGTCCTTTTTGCCATGAGTCTGATATTGGTGTTAGATCGCCTATTTCATAATTAAATAGGAGTATATGATAATGTGGTCTATGTGTATTCTCAGGTTTACCATATTCGCCGACTGCGTAGTATCTGAGTGGTTTAGAGATTGTTTTTACCTTTTTCAGGGATACTCCCATTTGATCTGCTATATATTTTGAGTTTTTGTTTCTTAGTTGTTTAATATAATCTTGTAAGTGTTTTTTATTTAATGTTGATTTTGGTGAATATTGTAATTTAAATTTTTGTTCCTTTTTATATACTGGTTTTCCATTTACCTTATATGATACTATTTCTTTTGGTTGTACTATTTTTTGATAGGATTTTCTGTATACGAAAGGTAGATTTAAGTCATTGTATGTTAATGTTATAAAGAATGCTGAATCTGATGATAAGTACTCTTGTTCTAGTCTGAATGACCAATCTGATCTTCTTTTTTGTTGACATGGTAGACATTTCCCACATGATACGGGGAAGTCTACGTCTTTTACTTCTATAGGGTTAATGCACCCTGTTGCGTGTAAGTTTGGGAGTAGTATATCTTCTATTTCGTGATATCTGAATTTCATTTATGACATTCTAATCCCCCCTCTTTTTGCGAGGATATATTTTGAATTTCTTCTGCTTCTTGATTTTGGTTTTCTGAATTTCATAGTTTTTGTTTTTATTTGTTATTATTATAACCAACCTTTTAGTCCTAGTTGGTATCTTATTGCTTTATTTAGTTTTGATAGTTGTTTTACTACATTTGGGGCTAGTTTTGATGCTAATTTGCCAGCTTTTCCGAATGGAAATATTTGTGCCATTGTTCCAGCTATAACCCATTTCATTTCTGATGGTTTGTTTTCTTCTGCGCCTAACATAGTGGCTATATTGACCCATGTATTATCTGACCATTTTTTATCCTGTACTAATTCCATTTCCTTAGTTAGTCTTTCTATTTGCTTATTTATTAATCTAGTATTTGTTACTATTTGAGTTGTCATTTCTTGGACTTGTAATTTTTGGAAGCCGTTTAGTTCTATTTTTGATTTGTTTAAGTTTTCGTTGGTTTCGTTTAATGATATTACTGAGTTGTTTAATTCTATACCTGAATAATTTTTGTCTATTTGTGAATCTTTTACATTTAGATCTTTTAATGCATTGTCTAATAATGCTTTTTGCATCGGTCCTTGGTATTTTTCTTGTACTGATCTATCTATTATTGATAATTGAGTTTTTATTTTTTCGTGATTTGCTTGTTTGTTTACGTAATTTAAGTGTCCCATATTTAACATTCCTTGTACTGCTTTTGATGTGTCTACTGGTTGTTCTGCGAATGCTGGTAGGGGTTTTGATGATGGGGGAGTGCCTGCATTTCCTGTAGTGCCTTGTCCGTACATTAATGCTGGATTTAATCCAGCGTCTTTTAATCTTGCCATTTGTTGGGCTGGTGTATTATATCTATTTGCGTAGTCAAATGCTTGCATATCTAATTGATGTTGAAATAACATGTTTTTACGATTTTGCTTGTTTTGTCTTCTACCTCTTCCCATTCCGAAGAGATCGCCTACTGAGGAAACTATTCCTCCGACTGCGTTCCATGGTGAATTTTCGTCTTCTGCTCCCATTATCCGATTTTGTTATCTCCGTTAATATCTTGATCTAGTAATACTTCTAGTTTTTTTAATAATATTGTTAATATTGATATAGCTATTTTAGTTAATAAGCCGTCTAGTATTTTATTTTTCATAGTATTTCGATTTTGTATGTTTTATGTTTGTTTAATATTGTGTGAAGTACTTTTATTGCGTCTCTACTTTGGTATATTTGATTTTTATCTCTGTGATGTCCTATTGCGATGCAGCCGTTAAGCTCGTTAAGACCATTATTGGCAGCATGAATTCTAATTCCTGTTCTGTTAGGGTGATTGATAAGCCAAAGATTAGTATCAAAGCGAGGGCTATAACACATAAACATTTCGTAATTACCTTTTTCGATTGCTTTGTTGGGGTTTTCAGTTGTTGTGAAATTTGCTGAATTGCCATTTTCAAGGTGTATATTAAGAGTACCAAAAAGATTGTTTTTGGTGTTTTCATTTCTGTATAGTGTTAATTTGTCCATTTTTTAATGACTTTTAGTCATTGGGTCTAATAACATCAAGTCGGTTATTAGACCCTGACCTGATTTGCTTATTTTTCGTCTTTGAACGTTTCTTCTTGTTTAGCTATTGAATTTGCTAATTCGGTAGCTTTAGCTTGAGCAATAGAATCTTGCTCTTTTTTATAATCACTAATTTTTTTCTTTAGTGCATTTGTTTCTTTACTTAGATTTGTAAGGAATGACATTTTATCTGTAATATCCATATTTTGAATTTCGTTAAGCGATTTACTTGAGAAAGTTGCTTGATCTTCATAGAATGGTGTCTTATAGTTATCGTATGTCATACCCTGAGTATTTCTAAATAAGATTTCTCTAATACTTTGTGATCCATTAGGTTTAGTTAATAGTTCACCTGTATTGTCTTCTAAGTCTTGTGAACTTAGTGTATAATTAATTTTTGTCGTCTTTACCATAATTTAATTGATTTTTTATTTGTTGAACTTCGTTATATATTTTTTGCATTTCTTTGTATGTTAATGCAATTGCTGATCCGTTTTCGAATACCATTGATTTTAAGGTATTTTTAGCGAGAAAGTTGTCTTTGAACTCGCCGTATTTACGTCTGAATTCTGTTTGTTGACTTTCTGATGGCTTTTTATGAGCGATTTTTAAGTCTCTTTTTTCTTTTTTGTCCTTTAATAGGTGATCCATTTGGATTTTTGATTTACTCATCTTTAATAGATTTTATTTATAGTTATACTTAATTTTGTGCTATTTGTCGAGAGTTTTGGTCTGTTTAACCCATTTGTACTATAATTTATATTATGTCTAAAATTTTTTCTCTATAGCTTAATGCTAATTTAACACTTTTTTTTTAATATCCAAACATTGCGTGGTTGTTTCGGTAGATATTGGGGTTTTACCCTCCCCCCTACTCTAGGGGGGAAGCTAATTTTATTATGTTAGCATTGGATTTGAATGATAAGGCATTGGGCGTAGTGCTTCTGTCTTATGATATAAGTTGATCCATATCTTGTCTTCTTGCTCTTCAATAGATAGGCTATCGTCATGAAGT